ACCCATTGGCTACGGAAAACGCCGTATTGGTGGCGCGATAATTTCCGCCGGGATTTACGTCGAAGATCAGCAATAACCCCCCACCTTTTATTTCCTCACAGTCACCGCCACCTGGCGGTTTTTTTATGGGCGCAACATGGCAGAACTTATCAAAGGGCGCAAAAGCGGCGGCTCAAAACAGCGCACGCCCACAGAACAACCGGACGATCTCCAGTCGGTGGCAAAAGCGAAAATCCTGCTTGCCCTGGGCGAGGGGGAGTTTGCTGGTGGGCTGACAGGGCGCAATATTTTTCTGGATGGCACCCCGATTGAAAACCCGGACGGCTCCCGGAACTTTTCCGGCGTCGCCTGGGATTTCCGTCCCGGTACCCAGGCTCAGCCCTATATTCAGGGCATGCCCGGATCAGAAAACGAAATCAGTGTAGGCACAGAGGTATCCA